AGGAAGGAGACTACTGGCACTTCATCACGGCGGGCGACGTGGATTCTCTCTCATACGTCAAGGTAATGCTCCGTCATCAGAACATCGAACATCTGATAGTCTCGACGTGGTGTATGGCGGCAGAAGACATACTTCAGTTTGACGAATGGATAGAGCAAGGAAAGATAAAGAAGATTGACTTCTACGTGGGAGAGATATTCCCCAACTCGTACAGGATAGAATACAGAATGCTCAACGAACTGATAGAAAAACACAAGTGCGGACGTATCGCCGTATTCCGTAACCATTCCAAGGTTTATGCTGGCAAGGGTCAGAAACTCGACTTCGCCATCGAGACATCGGCGAACATTAACACTAATCCAAGGACCGAACAGGGAGTAATGACGCTCAACAGCGACATATATCATTTTTACAAAGAATATTTTGACAAGATAAAATCTTTTGACCAATGAAAAAAAGCAAGGAACTATGGCAGCGCATGGAAGCATGGGTGGAGGAGAATGGACTCATCGAAGACGGAGGAGCGAAGCTCAAGGAGTTCTGCGCTTTCTTTTCAATCACAAGAGAGACATATACACAATGGATTAAACTCTCTGACTTTTCTGACATAATAACACGTGCGCGCGAAACATTCCGGCAGAACCTCGAAGTCGACATCGTGAGAAGTCTCGCCAAGGCTGCCGTCGGATACTCGTACAAGGAGAAGCACGAGAAGATAATCTACGAGGACAACGGCAAGGGGCAGCCTATATTGAAAAGAAAGCAGAACTGGAATAAGGAAGTGAGTGTCGCGCCTAACGTACAGGCAGCGACATTTCTGTTGTCGAATATCAACCCCGAGAAATGGAAGAGACCCGACAAGCATGAGGTGAAGATGGACGCTCCTAAGGGGCTGACGATAATATGCGGCAACAAGGAGGAGGAAGAACTGCACAGACAGCTGATGGACAAAGCAAGAAAAGAAAAGCAATGAAGATGATGACGAGGATATATAGGCAATCGCTTGCGCTGTTTCTCGCCGGGTGGCGTGTCATAGCCAACAAGGGCGGCACTCGCTCGAGCAAGACTTACAGCGTCATGCAGCTGCTCGTCGTGATAGCGACGACGATGAAGCGTCATATATCCGTCGTATCCGAATCACTGCCTCACATTAAGAGAGGTGCGTTGAGAGACTTCCGGAGAATACTCGAAGATGAGGGACTGACAGAAGGACGTGACTATGAAGAAAACAAGACGGAGCTCACGTTCAGGTTTCCGAACGGGTCGATGATCGAGTTCTTCTCCGTCAACGACTGGGGCAAGGTCAAAGGTCCGGGTCGTGACATTCTCTTCATCAACGAGTGTAACCGTATATCATACGAGACATATCGACAGCTTGCCGTACGTACTACCGAGGTGATATTTCTTGACTGGAACCCCGACAACGAATTCTGGTATGAGGAGAACATCGCCAATCGTGACACGACGGCAGAGATACACTCGACCTACCTTGACAATCCTTATCTCGACAAGGCTCAGATTGACGAGATAGAATCAAACCGACATAACACTCAATGGTGGCGCGTCTATGGTCTCGGTCTGACAGGTCACATCGAGGGCACTATCTACCGCCCATTCATTCAGATTGACGAGCTGCCCGAAGCCCGCTCACGTATGCGTCACGTTTACGGACTTGACTTCGGGTATAGCAATGACCCGACAGCCTTGGTGGACGTGTACATCGACGAGGGAGCGAAGAAGATATATGTCGATGAGGTTATATATCAGTCGGGACTGCTCAACAGCGAGATAGCGGAGAGGATGAAGGAGAAGAACATCAGCAAGGCGACGGAGATATTCGCTGACGCCGCCGAGCCGAAGTCGGTTGATGAGCTCGGGCGCAAGGTGTACCGTTACAACGTCAAACCAGCCTATAAGAAAGACCTGCTCAGTCAGATTCAGTTCTTGCAGCAGTTCGAGATATACGTCACGTCACGTTCGCTCAATATCATCAAGGAATCACGCCAGTACCGATGGAAGGAGGACCGTGACGGCAACGCTGTGAACGAGCCGATAGATGCTTTCAACCACGCTATGGACGCTCTGCGCTACGCCGTGTTCACTGCGCTTAGGAAATTCCCGAAGACTAACACTAAGGCGAGACGACTTGCCTTGCCTGAACACCAATAAAGCTATGAACTTATATTACAGAATCAAAGAAAAAAGAAGGCTATCGAGATTGAAGAAGCTTAAATCCGTGCCGATGACTTACGGTCAATATTGCTTGCTGTACAGCTTCGGAGCTATCAGCAACCATGCTGAAGTGATAGAACGGGCCAGGAAGCCTGAGAAGCTATGCGGACGCTATCTCCCCGACGACCTTAACAGCATGACGATGGGAACGCTTGTCGAGGTACTGAACAGCAAGGACGAGGTTAAGATGTTAAACAGTATCTACAACCTCACCACAAACGAAATACAGGACGAGAGAGCCGACATCGTCATCGGGGCGATAAAATGGACTGACGAGCAATTACAATCGATTACAGGGCTGTTTAAACAGCTTGAGAGGGATTTTACCGCCGATGAGATAATGGCAGGGGCTGAGCAGATGAAAGGAGACATCTTTTCGACCATCAACTGGTTTGTCAAAATATCTAACGGACGTTACTCGCATGACGAGGCGTTACGTGTACCATGGATAATTATATGGCGTTGCGCAAAGGATGAGCGTGACGAGCGGGAATATAGAGAGAGATTAAAGAGTATTCAAAACAGAAGATGAGATATGATTAAGGAGATACTTAAGATAGCGGAAGATAACGAAATGAGTGTTATTCCTGTCATAGACAATTACGCCTTGCAGGTTGAGCTCGACCGCTTCATTAAGACTGGTGACCGTGCCATGTTTATCATGCTGCCACGGCAGGAAGAGCTGCGCCATGATACATACGGTGGATATAAGAGCGTGTCTGTCGAGATTGTCGCAGTAGGAAGAACTCCGTTCGGCAGCAGCGGCAGACAAGACTTTGATAACATCGAAGACATGTCCGCTCAACTCAAACAGGATTTACGGAGATTCATCGATATGATATTATCGACCGAAATGTATGAGATTGTCGACCGTGTGAGATATACGGTGATACCCTACAGATATGATTCTTTCTGCACAGCCGTTACGGCGCAATTCACATTGACTAAAGCTGATGATCCATGTTAACAGAATTCGACGAGATAGAAGACATCTTACGAAGCGTCTTCGAGCAGGCTCGGCAAGATATTATCGCCAATCATGAACTTGCGGGACAGGTGGCGAGCGGGAGAACGAAGGACAGCCTTAAGGTGGAAGTCATTCCGGGCGTGTCGGAATACACGGCCACGTTATTCGGTCGTGAGTTCTTCGGGGCGTTAGAGACGGGTTCCCGACCATGGAAGAAGCAGTATAAGCACCCGCCTAAGCCGTTTGTCGATGTGATACGGCAGTGGATGGCGGACAAAGGCATATCGGGGGTGTCCGCATATCTCGTGGCACGAAAGATTATGCTTGAAGGCTCGAAGCTGTATCGTGACGGAGGACGTGAAGACATCTTCACACCGGTCTTGCAGGAAGTCGAGGAGAAGCTGAGCCAAGAGATAAGCAAGATATTTGACGTAATAGTAACAAAAACTATAGAGAGATTATGAGAGAATATTCAGGAACATCGTCGGGTATATCGTATAGGATAGAAGCTCCCGAATCGTTAATATTCATTAATTCCCGCCACGTGTATCTGCGTGTACGCCTGACCGAGGAGGTTTCAGGCGAGCCCGTATCGGGCGTTAAAATACAGTCGGTGCTTCAGGTTGGAGCGGCGCAGGACACGAACGAATATCGCTACACTGACGCCGACGGCCGTGCGGTATTCGATTATGCCGCCTTGCTGAGGATGATGACCGATAACGCCGATAAGGAGATGTCTAACCTTGACTATGGCGGAACGTCGTTTGCGGCATGGCAGACGGCTGTAGTGTCGATGTCGCTCTATATCCAAGGCAGAAGATTCTTTAACGCTCGTTCGCAATACTTCAACGGAGCGCATGACGTCCGCTATGACTGGTGGAAAGACAGACGACGTCTGAAGTATTGGATTAACTACCCCTTTACGTTTGATTTTCCGAATCAGCGGGGGGTGATTATCCAGCTGCCAAACGGAGCTTCTAAGCCTGTAGAAGTGCCGTCAGTCAATACAGATATAACGGCTCTTGTAAGATTTAACCCTAAATCGGTTAACATTACATCGGATAGCACAATCATAACTACGGACATAGGAGTGGCGATAGTTGACGGAGTGACGATGGGTGTTGAGAACCGTGTGACGTTGCGGGTTGACAGATGTCAGCCGTCAGATGACAGATGTTATCTGAGATGGTTGGGAGATCATGGTGAAGTGTTTTATTGGCTCTTCTTTAAGACTGAAGAACACAAGAAGGTGGACACGGAGACATATCATCGTGCTATGGTTGATGACGTCTTCAGAGGTATGAACTCCAACAGAGTGCTTGATAACGGCATTATAAGAGATTCTGAGATAGTCAAGACCGTGGAACTGTATTCAGAGTATATGGACAGGGAATATTACGACTATGTGTCACAGATAGGTTCTTCTCCGTTCGTAGACATGTATATGGGAGGAGACAAGTGGCAGCGAGTAAACGTCTCTGACGCTACCTATTCTCAGGATATGCGTGGAAGTAACAGGGCTAAGAAGCACCGTGTGTCGTTAACGATAGAGATAGGAGGCTGATATGAAGAGAGATGTCGTATTGGAGATTGGCGGCAGGGTCGTCGACCTCTTGCCTGGCACTTCGCTGACGCTTAACTTCAACAGCAGTCTGCTCGGTGATATAGGCTCGTTGAAGTGTGATGTCTCGCAGACGGTGTCGATTCCGAGAACAGCTGCTAATGACCGTATCTTTTCCATGGCCCTTATGCCGAGTTACGAGGGTGTCGCCGCTCGCAGGGTGCTGCCGTGCAGATGCTATGTTGACGGGGTGACAATATTCGATAACGGGTTATGTCATCTGACCGACAGCGGAGATGACAGATACGAGGTGGTGATGACCTGGGGCCTGCTTCATGGCAATTCGGACTTCTTGGTAGACAAACGTAAATTAACGGAACTGACAGACTATGACGAAGATTATGTCACATGGAACTCAAATAGCGGGGTGAGTGTTACAGAGGGCGGTGTGTCGAAGATAGAGAACTCTCCGAGCGGTGCGACCGCTTCGATGTTCTACAAAGATTACGTGTATCTGAGCAATTCGCTTGTTGACAGACGGCTCGTTAATCTACATCCTTGTGTATCTCTTCTTGAGATATGGGAGAGGATAAGACTTGAAAATAACATCAACATCGCTCTTGATGATCTGATACGTGAAGATATGGAGCGGCATTTTATCGTGCTAAAAGATAACAATAAGCAATTGCAGGACTACACAGCGCCGCTGACCATTAACGGCACGCCCGCCATGATTGTGCCGAATCTGTATGATTCGACAAATCCGGATAAGAAGAGCTTGATATTCGGATTCTCAGGGTTGAATGTCGATAGATACTACGATAGATATATCTTCAAACCTTATGGAGATGGCTCTACAGCCGTTAAGATACAGAACATTAAAGTTCAGTATGAGGATGACAATTTTATTCGTGCCGTCAAAGCGAGGCCTCAGGACTACGCTCTCGAGATAAGACGTAACGGAATTCCGGAATCCGTCAATCCCGTGGTCGAAGGATATGTTCTTAGCTACAACATCAATACTAACGTGACCGACGGTGTATATAGATTCAGTTCCTCGCTGTCGCTTTCGATGAAGATAACAAGATGGGATGAGATTTCCGATAACGACTGGTATAACAGATTGGCTACGATACTTATCAATGACTTCTACGTGTGGTCTGATTCGACGATTAATGTGATGTATCAGCTCATCGCTGCCGGTTATCCGCTCGCTCAGTTCAGGCTTACGCCTAACCTGCCGCCAATCTCTCAGATAGACTTCATCAACTTCATCTGCAATTGGTATGGATTGTTTCCTGTCATGGATTCGGGAATGGTAAGGCTCGTTTCGTTCAGTGTATTGACTGACAATATCGAGAACGGCAAGATATACGACTGGAGCGATAAACTTGTATCGTACAGCGATGACTCCCCGAAGTCGATAGCATACGCCATGGACTACGCTCAGCATAATTCGGTGGGCTATACTATAGACGATAACGATGCTATGCGTGTGACGGATATCGCTTATATCGATGTCAACGACAAGACGCTCGATAGGGATGGCGAATTGGTTAAGTTTCCGTTCGCCGCTACATACAAGAATCTCATACTTCAATATCGACTGACGGCTGATGATAAGGTGGAGAAAATCGATTGGGAATATCGTCTCATGGGGTTGGACGAGGATGGTCGGTTGAACTTTAACGATGATATGAAGTCATCATACATCGTCAAGACATTATATCCTCCGATACAGGGAATACTCTCGGATCCGGTGGTGATTGAAGACGACTTCCTTCTTGACCTGATGGACTTGCGCTCGTTGGATTATACGAAGCCAGTCTATATCGCAAAGTATGGACGTTGCTTCGCCATCGAGACTATACGATGGAGCAGCAATGATAAGGTGTGTAATGTTAAACTTATAATGATTAGATAACCATGGAGACACAGAAATTAGAAAAGATATTGGAGATTAAGGTCGATGTTGGGCAGGCGATACAAGGCATCGCCGACCTCAACAAGATCATCGACGAACAGCGAGCCTATCAGAAGTCACTGAGGGAAGAGATAAAACGCATGACGGAGGCAGAAGGTGAAAACTCCGACACTGTCATCGAGCTGCAAAACGCCTACGTGCTGTCCCAGCAGAAAGTGAAGGACTATCAGTCGCAGGTGGCGGGATTGTCGAAGACGGTTCAGAACCAACTGAAGATAGAACGTGAGCAGATAGGCAGCAACACACAGCTACGTGCGCAACTTTCGAACCTCACCAAGGCATACGATGAGCTATCCAAGGAGGAGAGAGAGGCGGCGCAAGGCGTGGAACTCAAGAATAAGATTAACGAAGTCACCGACGCGCTTAAGAACAGCGAGGAGGCGACACAACGTTATTACCGCAACGTGGGAAACTACGAGAACGCCATCAAGAACTCTTTAGGTCTTAACTCGAAGTTCGGACAAACACTACAGAATGTGGCTGATGTGACCAGCAACGGCGCAGGTCCTGCGTTAAAGGGGATGGCTACAGCAACGGCTGATGTAGGTAAGCAGATGCTTAAGCTGATGGCTAATCCAATAGTGGCGTTTCTTGCCGCCTTAGCTGCCGCTGCCATGGCGGTAGTCAGAGGTATTAAGTCCAGCGAGGAGAATACGGCGAAGCTGAGCAAGGTAACATCTTCATTTCAACCGGTGCTTGATTTGATAACCAAGGGATTTCAGGCGTTTGCGAGTATTGTTCTTGACGCTGCGACATGGATAGGAAAACTTACCAATGGTGTAATGAAGTGGCTCGAAAAAGCACCTCTGATAGGCGATAATATCAAAGCCATCAACGCCGAGAGCGAGCGTTACAACAAATTGGCAGAAGACAAATATCAGCTTGATTTGCGTAATAGAAATCTGGAAGTCGAATCCGCCAAGACTGCCCGTGACGTGGCTGAGCTGAGAACCAAGGCAAAGGACAGGGAGCGTTACACCGACGAAGAGAGATTGTCATTCGTTCAGGAGGCTAACAGATTGGAAAAACAGATAGCCGACGAAAAGAAGGCGGCAGCAGAGGAGCGTCTGCGTATCTTGCAGGAGGAAGCCAAAGCGACATCTAACACAAAAGAGATTAATGATGAGATAGCCAAGGCTACCGCCGCCGTCTATCAGGCGGAGACGGAGTATAACACTAAGATTAGAGAGCTCCTCGAGCAGGAGAATACCATCAAGAACGAGATAGCGGCTAATGATAAAGCGAGAGCGGAAGAATCGAAAAAGACTAACGAACAGAGATTAGCC